GCAGCTTCGAGTGCAGATACTCAAGCCACTGAAGAGGATTACTCGGGACAGAGGCAATAACCGGTTCGCTCATCTAGAAACCCACCACTCTGGATCGTCGTTTCTTCAGCCGCCCATCTGCGATGGCATCCGCCCTCGCCTCGAATGCGAGAATCGAGCACACCGCTAGGTCGATCTTCTTTTTGGATCGGGGAGAGTCCTTGGTGATCAAGGTCCCCTGGGGAACTTCGCGGGTTACCGCGTTCAGCACGTGGCGGGAAATGTCCGCGTCTCCGTCGTGCTTCAAGTCCTGGACCATGACCGCAGAGCGGAAACGCTCTGTCGCCTGCGCCATTCGTGTCGGCTTGTTCGTCCAGTACTCGAATACGTAGTCATCGCCGTACTCGATGGACCAACGGCCAATGGCTTCCTGCCAGTAAGGCGGGTCGCCGTAGAACCATTCGACCTTGTACGTACGGAAGGCATTGGCCACCGCGGCTTCCACCGCGAGGACATCAACTTCCCAGTCAGGCTGATTGAGGTCCCGAGGATTCTCCTGAAGGTGAATCAGGAACAGCTTGCCGTCCCGCAATCTGCAACCAACGAGTCCTGTTGCGTCTCCGCGCAACGAACCATCGAATCCAATTGCTATCTGGTCGCCAGGCTGGATTGGATCGGGGTCGGCGAAGCACAACTCCCACTCGTCCTTAGACATCCAGCCGTCAGCGTTCTCCTGAATGTTGTTCAGGTAGAAGCGGTAAGCGACGGCAGCTGGTGTACGCGGGTCCTGGATCGCGTCGGCGATGCCCTCGACGTCGACCCAATGGGAGTCTCCGTAGGCGTCGATGATGGCCGCAATGACCGCCTCGCGGTCCTTGAGGTCTACGTCCTTCTCAGACTCCACGCAGTCGTAAAGGAGGCGTCCAGAGCCGATGAGGACGGCTTCATGTGTCCGCTGGGCAATACTGTTCTCGTTCGGGTTGTAGGCGTTGGTCGTCTCGATCAGACGAGAACCGGCGCCCGCAGTCTTCTGGACGTTTCGATCCAGCGTTTCCCAGACGTATACGCCCTGGTTCGACTCAATCCAGTGATGGACCTCGTCACAGACAACAAACGATGGACGGGCACCTTCCAATCCCCGAGAGGAAGAGGTAACCGGCTCAATGCGTCCAGGCCGGCCGTCCTTGAACTGGATCAGGCCCTTGCCGATTTCGATGTTGTACTCGGCCTCGGCAGGAGACTCGGCGAGCATTCCGCGGATCATGTCGCGGGTGTTAGCCGTCTGATCCAACGAGGTGGCTGCGATCTGCACTAGAGGCAGGGGCACTCGCTTGCCGACAGGCATGCCGGTCTCATCGAAGTGAGAGAATCTGGCCGGGCCTACAAACTCGACAATGCAGAGTGCGGCGAGAAGCGGTGTCTTTCCCCAGCCCTTAGCCCTACGTAGGGCCGCGGTGCGGTACAGCCACCGACCATTCTCGTCAATGGCGTACATCCAGAGCACGAAACGCAATTGCTCAGGAGTGAAGCGCCACGGCTGGCCGGCGTCCTCGCCATCAGGCTGAACGATGTACCGCTGTGCCCAGCGAATGATCTGGTAACCGAGACTCCTGGTGGGGTGTGGGACGCCCTTCGGAATGTTTCCCGTCTGAGGCATCCCACATCACCTCCTATGCGTCGTTAAGCAGCTTGAACAGCTCCTCGTCCATGTCAGAAACAGAAAGGGCCGAGTCCGCCTTATCCGGCGTTTCCTCGGATTCGTCATCGATCTTCATACGCAGCCTTGAGCGGTCCTCGACCGTGGCTCCCCACTTGGCGACACGCATGCGGATTTCGGAGGCGAGTTTCAGTTCGCCCCGGTAGAACTCGTCCACCAACTTCGTGGTGATCTCCAGCTCGGTCCAGTCCGTCTCCGTCCACCCCTGTGTCTGGGGCGACGTGGACCAGGTGCGCCAGAAGCGCTTGCCCCCGGCTGTGGTGATCCCGAGGCCGCGGGGCATTTCCCGGCCCGGCTGGGCAGTCGGCTCTAGCTCCTGGGCGTGCTCGTGCTTGTTGCGTCGCACGGCGTTCGGCTTGGGCTTGGGTCCTCGTGTCATCAGAGCCTCACCTGACCCGCGTCGACCCCGTACAGGTCCGCAAGGTCGTCCAGCTCCTCAAGAGCGTCCTGCCGCCATCCCTTGCGCTGCTGGGCCTTGCTCGGCCTGGTGGCCGGCGCGGTGCTGCACCAGGTGAACGGGCAGTCGTCGCAGTGGCCGTTGCAGTCGACGGCATACATGGCGAACCTCCGGAGTGAATGAATGAAAAAAGCCGCCCGGCCCCGAAGGGCGGACGGCAGCAAGATCGGTGTGCTCGACCGGATTCGAACCGGCGTCGCCTCCCGGAAGGGGAGGAGTCCTAGGCCGCTAGACGACGGGCACCGCTCAGGGTTCGGGTTGCGCGACCGGTTCCCTGGGCCTGCGGGTGCGACCCGCATGGCTCCCCGACCTGGACTCGAACCAGGGACCCGCGGATTAACAGTCCGCTGCTCTGCCAAGCTGAGCTATCAGGGATCAAAAGTCATACTTATTGCTTGTCCTCGTAGTAGGTCTTTGCGCGGTGACATGGCTTACACAGGGTCCAGAGATTGCCCAGCTCCCATGTGCCGCCCTTACTGATCGGGCGAATGTGGTCTATCTCAAGGTCCGATCTTGAGCCGCATTTGCGACACTCAAAGCGGTCCCTGGCGAGCGTCTTCGCTCGCCTGGTCGACCAGTCACCAGGTCGGTTGCGGTTCCGGGCAGAGACCCTGTCCCAGCCCCGGCGGACCTGGTGAGACGCGCAGCGCCCGTCCTTCACAGTCACGGAGGTGCAGCCGTCTCGTAGACAGATGCTTTTGGCTCTCGGCACGGGCCCTCCCTCACTGCAAGGTCTATGGCCCCGGCCGGGTTCTTGTCTGGCAGCCGGGGCCGTCCTCCTGGACCACACCTTCGGAAGGCAGATACGCGCTCAACGAAGGGATCAACAGGAGGAAGTTCAATGGGAAACAAGTAAGAACTTGATCTAAAGCTCTTAACGATTCCTTGACGGATCGTTGAGACTTAAAGTGGTTACTCATAGGTAACCCTGATCGGATTGATCGCTCGTTCGCTCGTTTCACTCGCTCTCTCACTAATGATGTATGTGTCCCTAGTGATGGGGAGCGGAAAGAAATCACAGAAGTGAGAGTCAGGTCACAACGCCTTTGGTGAGATTGCTCCTGGATTGGTCCGTGGAGTTGCTTCGAGGGCCCGTTGTATGTATGCTCCCGCCAAGATCAACAAACCAAGACGAGGATGGCCCCGATGACGAAGCTGCCTAGCGATGCCGAGTTGACCAAGTTGTTCGCTTTGGGTCAGTTGAACAACCGGGAGATCGCCGAGAGGTACGGGGTCACGCCGCAGGCCGTGAACAAGAGGTTCCAGAAGCTCGGGTTGGAACGAAGGCCGTTTGCCAACGATGCCAACGCGGAGATCGCAAAGGTGTGGAAGGTCCAGGCCACCCAGGAGGCCGGCAGCCACCACGCCATGTTCCCGATCCAGTCCCTTCGGCTCTGGCTACGGATCAGGCTCGGGGACAGGGAGCTGTCGATGCGGCAGAGACGCGACGCCCTGAACTTCGAGAAGCGCGTGCGTGAGAAGAACGTGGTCCTGGCCTATGACCCAGAGAAGGAGCAGCCCTTCTCATGGGAGCCACGGGAGCCACGGGATGACCGTCTGGTGGTCCGCTACCCGAAGGAGAAGGGTGCTCCGCCCCTGGATGAGCTGAAGCTCTTCCGCGTCCCTGACGTACCCCTCCAGTGAGGGACCGCCAGACAGGAAACAATAAACGCGAAGTGGACTTCAGGCTTGAAGCGCTCGCGAAACGGACAACTAGATCAACTCATGCCAGGGCCCCGCATTGCGGGGCCTTTCGTTTGTTCGAACAAGATTCGAACAGGTTCTGAAGGGTCTCTTCACAAAGGGTTGTACGGCTTCGATTACGGGTCCGTAACAGTGCAGGTCGCGACAAACGTGTAACCGCTAGTAAGTGATCCAGGACACGGTTGTTTCGAGGGAATCTGACGTTCCGCTGGCATAAGCTCATGCTTGCGATCGCAACGCAGGGGACGGGTTGCGACCGAACTAGGGAGTGATCATGGTCGTTACCGCGGTGAGCCTCGCTTCACCTGACATGCAGGTGACAAGCCGGTTGGCCGTGCTGGACGAGATCGAGTCCAGCAAGACGATCCGTACGCGGATCACTCAGGATGGGAATTTGCTGATCATCCACAGCATCGCTGACCCGGTTGGCGAGTACTGGGACATCGCCTACGGGGACAACCTGTCGAACCGGGAGATCCAAGACCTGGTCGACCTTGAAGAAAGAGTGTGGAAGGACTACGGCGTCCGCCTCATCGACATCACTGTCGAGCGACAGGAGAACCGTTTCCCCCACCCCCTCTTCAAGAGCAGTCCCAACCACACCTATGTCCGACTCTGCCCGAAGGCGGCACTTTGACCGACATCGCCACTCAGCCCCGAAGCGTCTCTCAGACACAGCAGTACGAAGAGTGCGGCTGGCGCTTCTATCTCCAGCGCATCGAGCGCGTTGTGCCGGTCCCGGCCGCCTGGTCGATGCACGGCACGGCCTTCCACAGTGCTGCTGAGGCCGTAGAACGGTCCGGGCGGACCATGAGCCCGGAGGAGGCTGTACAGCTCTTCTCCGACCAATATGCGGCCCTGGTGAACAAGGCTCTCGACAAGGAACCGAACACGGACAGGTGGCTGTCCGCCAACGGCTCTGGTGGCGAGGACATCGAGCGCAGGTACGTCCTGGGCCAGGAGCACACGCGCAGGTACGTGGAGTGGGCCCAGGAGAAGCAGCCGGACATCTGGATGACGCCCTCGGGTCAGGACGCCTTGGAGCTGTACTTCAAGGTGGAGATCGGAGGCGTCCAAGTCCGCGGGTACATCGACCAGTTGGTTGTAGAGCCTGACGACTCGATACGCGTGAGGGACCTCAAGACCGGCACCATGAAGTCCAAGTTCCAGCTTCAGACGTACAAGGTGGCAGTCGAGAAGGTCTACAACGTGCCTGTGAATCGCGGGGATTGGTATCTGGCGAAGAATGGGAACCTGTCCCGAGCCGTGAAGCTGGACGAGGTGACGGATGAACAGGTGGGAGAGAGGTATGCGGCCATGGACGCAGGCGTGAAGCGTGGGGAATTCAAGGCGAACCCTGGCTTCGGCTGCCGTTTTTGTGACATGAGACATGCCTGCTCTTTTTCACGCCGCTAAAGTTGCTTCGAGGGAAAACCCGAGGTAAGCTGAGAGTAGGAAAGAGGCCCGCTGAGCGGGCTTGTTTTTACCCATAGAAGTTGTTTCGAGGGGTCGGCCTGTCCGGCCCCTCAAGGGAGGGTGACTGATGTACTCGCTCGCACAGAGCGTCGGAGTGAAGGGGGCGGCCGGCGAGCCGCTTCCCAGCCCCTTCAGGGGCCTACAGCGCCACGAAGTCGAGTTCCGTAGAGGCGAATTCAGCCTCGTGGCTGCGGGACCCGGCACGGGCAAGAGCCTCTTCGCTCTGAACCTCGCGATGTACGGCAACCTGCCGTGCCTGTACTTCAGTGCGGACTCTGGGGCTGCCACACAGCTCTCCAGGGCCACGGCCATCATTACCGGCGAGAGCGTCAAGACGATCAAGAAGAAGCTGATCGTGGACGACTTCGGCGAGTACTACTCGGCCCTAGGTCAGCGCTGGTGGGTCAGGTTCAACTACAACGCCCGGCCTACGCCCTCAGACATCGAACGCGACCTGTCCGCCTATCACGAGGTGTTCGGCTGCTACCCGCACCTCATCGTGGTGGACAACATCACGAATGTTGACGGGGGAGCGTCGGCAGACGCGGAGGGCTTCACCTTCGGCCTGGAAGCCATGTGCGAGTACATGAGCGACATGGCGCGGGAGACCAAGGCGCACGTCCTGTCGCTGCATCACGTGACCGGCGAGCACTCCGACGGGCTGAAGCCCATCCCGCTCTCTGGCGTGAAAGGCAAGATCGGCCGTGTGCCCTCGCTCATCCTCACTATTCACAAGGAAGTCGACGGAATGGACAGCACCATTCTTCATGTGAGTGCCGTCAAGAACCGTGAAGGTCTGGTCGACGCGAGCGGTGAGACGTTCTCCTCGTACGACTTCAACAGGACCAACATGCGCCTTACCGATATCGACGAAGAGTTTTAAGTCACATCCCAAAAGTTGCTTCGAGGGGTCGAAGCGCGTAAGCTAAGAAGTAGAGGGGAAAGCGCATGAAGCAGCAGTTCACGGGCGTCGGTTACACCATCGAGAAGGAGATCGTTGATGTACTTCTCGAAGAGCAGCCCGAAATCTCTGCCAACGACATCGCGGAGGCCGGCGGGGGCCTGGTCGCTGTCGTCCTTCAGGTCAAGGACCGCCGCCGATTCAACCTTCGGAGCCTGGCCCGAGACCTCATTCGGCACGGGGGACGCGGAATCCATGTCGCCGCGATCTCCCTTCCCACGGCCCAGGGACGAACCTGGCAGGTTGTTCCGCTCGATTACCTGCGGGACCTCGCTGACGGTCTATACGACATGAAGATGCAGCTCCGTCTTGAGGCGACCCTTCGGCGTGGCTGAGCCTCGCAAGGGATACCGCCAGTGCGAGAAGTGCGCGAAGAACCGGGCGGAGAAGTTCTTCACTCCGCGAGGGAAGGTCTGTAGCACCTGCCGAAAGGCAACCAGGCGGACCGCAAGCCGAAACGCCCGCCTACAGGCCACCTACAGCCTCACGAACGAGGAATACCAAACCCTCTTCGAGGCGCAAGGCGGACGCTGCGCGATCTGCCAGGAAACCCGCCGCACAAACCTCGCCGTAGACCACTGCCACAAAACCGAGGCCATTCGAGGACTCCTCTGTCAGCGATGCAACGGACAGTTGCTCGCCAGAGGGGCACGAGACAGGCCCGAAGTGCTCAGACGAGCCGCTGACTACCTCGAAAACTACCCGGCCTGGAAAGTCCTGGGCCCCAGGTACACGTATGACAAGGACTCGTAATGCCCAACAACGGAACCAAGGTTGACGCCCGTGAATGGCGTGGGGGCCGCAAGACGTACCTGGACTCCTACCGCAGGTACGACTTCCCCGTGACCATTCGAAAGGTCTCTAGTGGCCAGCCCCGAGAAGCCTCCGATCAGTGAAGTCCTGAACCACTACTACGGAGTGCAAGTCCAGCCCCGTGGCGGCTGGCAAAAGATTCTGTGCCCGCTCCCGGCGCACAACGAATCCAATCCGAGCGCTTCCGTCAGCACGGACAAGCAGCGCTGGAGCTGCTTCGCCTGTGATGTCAGAGAAGACAGCTTGGACGTGATCATGCGAGAGGAAGGCTGTGGCTTCAAGCAGGCCCAGGAATTTGCAGATGGCCGATTCAGTGGAGGCGGCCAAGGAGTACTTCAGTCAGTACGAGGGGAGCCCGGCCGAGGCGTACATGAACGCCCGCGGTTTGGGGCAAGCGGCGAGCCGGTTCGGAATCGGGTACGTCGGTTCGGCGAGAACTGGTGACGAGCGGATGACGGGGATGCTTGCCATTCCCTACTTCCGGCCCGCAGGCGGAGAGCACGCGGTAGCCACCATCCGCTACCGGTGCATCGCCGACGAGTGCGTGAAGGACGAGAACGGCCAGTACTACGCCCCGACCCGCAAGGAGCACCACCAGGGGCACGGGAAGTATCGGAGCCTCCCTGGCGACCATCCGCGCCTCTACAACACGGCGGCGCTGATCAAGCCGACGCCATACATCGCTCTGAGCGAGGGCGAGTTCGACGCCGCAGCGTCCGAGCTGGCTGACGTTCCCTGTGCTGGCACCCAAGGCACCTCCGCGTGGCTGCCGTACTTCGACCCTGCCTTCGTGGGATTCGACGCGGTGTTCATCATCGCCGACGACGACGAACCGGGAATCGCCGCAGCAGACAAGCGCGCTGCGGAAATGCCCAACGGCAAGGTCATCGTCCTCGGGGACGGGCACGACATCAATTCATTCATTCACACCCATGGTGTGAGCGAGTACCGGAAGAGGCTGGGCCTGTGAAGAGCAAGTGGGAGCCGGGAACGCGAGTCCGAGTCAAGGACGGGATCGAGGAGTTGGGCGGCTGGCTCGGCACCATCCAGGCCGCGAACTACGCCGACTGGTTCGAGGCCACCTCCGTCCTCCTGGACGACGACGAATGGCAGCTCGGAGCGTGGTTCCGGGATGACGAGCTGGAGGAGGCAACCGCGTGAGCCTGCGCTTCAAGGTGGGAGACAGGGTCGTCGTAGCCGCCCCGAAGGGTGAGACCACCCCCGGAGGCTTGGCGGCCGGCATCTACGCCAACCACGTAGGAACCGTCTCCAGCCTCTACGCCGACGAGGCCATGCCCTACCCGTACGAGGTCAGGTTCGACGGAGGCGGAAGCCTCTGCTTCACCGACCAAGAGCTGATCCACGAAAGTGAGTTCCTGTTGGCCAAGGCCGACCCTTCTTTTGCCCAAGAAGTTGCTTCGGGGGAAAACGATGCGGTGAACCATCCGGCTCACTACACGTGGCTTCCGGGCGGACTCGAAGTCATCGACATCACCAAGAACTTCGGATTCGTCCGAGGCAACGCACTCAAGTACCTGTTCCGTGCCGACTTCAAGGGCCGCACGGTCGAGGACCTGAAAAAGGCCCGCTGGTACGTCGACTACGAAATCAAGCAGCTTGAGGCGGAGGAAAGCCAGTGAAGCGAATAGTCGTCATCTCTGACACGCAGATGCCTTACGAGGACAAGCGCGCCGTGCGCAACATCATCAACTTCATCGGCGACTACAAGCCCGACGAGGTAATCCAGATCGGAGACCTGGTCGACTACCCGGCCCCGTCCCGATGGACGGCCGGCACCCGGTACGAATTCGCCGGGGGAGTCATCCGAGACTCCGAGTACGCCAAGGTCAACTTCATGGCACCGCTCCGTGCCGTGTACGACGGCCCGCTGAAGATCCTCAAGGGCAACCACGACGAGCGGCCGGAAAAGTACCTGGAGAAGAACGCCCCCGCCCTGGCCGCTGACGACGTCCACTACCGCTTCGAAAGCCTGCTGGACTTCGACGGCTTCGGGGCCGAGCTGGTGGAGCCGTACTACCCCTTCGCCCCCGGCTGGGTGGCCATCCACGGGCACGAGTCGCCCGGCCTGAACCAGGTCGCCGGACGCACCGCGGCGATGAAGGCAAAGAAGGCAGGCGTGTCCCTGGTCATGGGCCACACTCACCGGCTGGCCGTTTCCCCTGAGTCCCACGGATTCGGAGGAAAGCTGAAGACGATCTACGGCTTCGAGGTCGGACACCTCATGGACGTGAGGAAGGCCGGATACCTCAAGAACGGTCCGGCCAACTGGCAGAGAGGCTTCGGCCTCTTCTACGCCGGAAAGTACGCCGCCACCCCTCACGCAATCCCGGTCGAGGATGACGGCTCGTTCGTGGTCGAGGGCGAGCGATTCGGCGAGATCAAGCGCGGGAACAACGGCAAGTTTGCGAAGGCGGCGTAAGTGACTGACCTCAACTGGGACCACATCAACGACATCGCACAGAAGGTCGCCAAGGAAATGGCGCTGAAGTGGCCGGTCGTTGAAGCCGAAGATGTCCAGCAGGAAATCTTGGTCCACATGGTCGAGCAGGCGTCTTACATCGCCCAGCGCCAGGACGACGACGAGTTCCTTCGGAAGGTGGCCTGGCGAGTCGCCAAGCAGTTCGCGTCCAAGGAACAGAATCAGCGGGACCTCATGGACGGGCAGTACTACTACACGCCCGAAGAGGCCCGTAACGCGCTCCGCACGTTCATCTACACCGACGAGGAAGTCTCATCCCTCATCGGTAAGAAGGACGACCTGACCAAGTGCCGGATCACCGACAACATCATGTCGGCCCGGCTGGACGCCTCCGCCTCCATGCGCAAGCTGACCGACCGCTACCGAGACGTTCTCACGCGGATCTTCATTTACGGCCTGCCTCCCAAGGACGACGCCGAACGCAAGATGTCGTACCGCGCCGTGGACGCCCTTGCCATCGCCATGAACAGCCACCTGCGCACCGG